AAGCCTACGAATCTTAAGGTACTTGAAGGCAATCCCGGCAAGAGGCCTCTCAACATGTTTGAGCCTCATCCGGAAAAGATAATGCCTGAGTGTCCAGATTGGCTTGAAGAGGAAGCAAAGAATGAGTGGAACAGACTGGCTGAACCGCTATTCAGACTTGGATTACTTACTGAGCTTGATATGGCAGCATTTGCATCTTATTGTCAGGCATACGCCAGGTGGAGAGAAGCAGAGGAGTTTATTTCTCAGCATGGTTCCATTGTGAAAACAAAGACGGGATATTGGCAGCAGGTACCGCAAGTATCTATTGCAAGAGCTAATCAAGCTATGATGATAAAGGCTGCTGCAGAGTTTGGACTTACGCCTTCAGCAAGAAGTCGAATAATTGCGGGAAATGCTAATCAGGATAGTGCAGTAGATGAAATGGAGGCTCTTTTGGGAGGTGTGCGATGAGTGAATTCATATACACGCCATCAAAATTTATGCTTCCTACTTCTCATTATGACGAAGAAAAAGCTGATAGGGCTGTTACATTTATTCAGAACCTATGTCATACAAAAGGAAAATGGGCAGGACAGAAGTTTATACTTCTTCCATGGCAGGAACAGATAGTAAGAGATATATTTGGTATTGTTGATGAGAATGGATTCAGGCAGTTTCGAGAATGCTTTGTCCTTATAAGTAAGAAGAATGGTAAGTCAGAATTGGCCGCTGCAATAGCGTTATATCTTCTATTTGCAGATGGTGAAGCGTCGCCTGAAGTATATGGCGCAGCAAATGATAGAGCTCAGGCTTCTCTAGTATATGATGTTGCAAAACAAATGGTCTTAAATACGCCGGCTCTAAATAAAAGGGCGAAGGTTCTGGCAGCAAACAAAAGAATAGCGTGTTATGCGAATAATGGATATTATCAGGTGCTTTCTGCTGAGTCGGCTACAAAAGATGGTATGTCGATATCTGGTCTGGTCATAGATGAGATTCATGCGATGAAAACAAGGGACTTATATGATGTGCTAACCAAAGGTTCTGGTGATGCACGTCAGCAGCCCTTGTTTTTTATTATTACAACTGCTGGAACAAATAAGGAATCCATATGTTATGAACTGTTTCTCAAAGCAAAGGATATTATATCTGGGAAAAGAGTGGATCCGACATTTTATCCGGTTGTGTATGCTCTTGATCCAGAAAGCGATGACTGGAATCTTGAGGAGAACTGGTATAAATCAAATCCTTCTTTAGGGGAAACAATCAACATAGAAAGAATGCGGGATGCATACAGGGAGGCTTTACAGAATCCTGCGGATGAAGCAACTTTTAAGCGACTTCGACTTGGTATCTGGAACTCTGGCGATGTAGCGTGGATTCCAGATCACATATATGCAAAAGGTGATGGGGTTATTGATGTTACATCACTTCGTGGACGCGATTGTTATGGAGGGCTGGACCTTTCAAGTACTTCTGATATTACTGCCTTTGTTTTGGTGTTTCCTCCAAGGACTGAGGATGAGAAGTATATTGTCCTTCCATATTTCTGGTTACCGGAAGATACTCTTGAACTAAGAACCAGACGTGATCATGTAATGTATGATGTTTGGGCCAGTCAGGGATACATAAACGTAACCGATGGTAATGTTATCGATTATAAATATATACAGGATTTCATTGAAAAGACATGTGAAAAATATCATGTATTAGAAATAGCTTACGATAGATGGAATGCTACTATGCTGGTTCAGAATTTGCTTGATGAGGGACTACCACTTATTGCTCATGGACAAGGATATAAGGATATGAGTCCTGCGTCCAAGGAATTATATAAATTGCTTTTAGAGGGACACGTTCTTCATGGAGGAAATCCTGTTCTTAGATGGATGGCAGGTAATGTAGTTATGGAACAAGATCCAGCGGGAAATATAAAACCGACAAAAGCGAAAGCGGTAGAGAAGATAGATGGTATAGTTGCATGGATAATGGCGACGGGCCGAGCTGTAATAGGTGAAGGTGATACAGGTAGTATCTATGATGAGCGCGGAATAATATCTTTCTAAAATTGTTAGTTTTGTTATAGATGAAAGTATAACTGTTTTCTTTTTTAGTTGATGCTATAATCATGACAGATCAAAAAAAGTGATGCGCATTACTTTAGATTGGAGGTTGTAACATTGCAAAAAGAAACAAAGATTTTTAATGTTGATGGAACTAATATGCAGTTTAATTCAGAAGCATTTAATATGTTTTTTAAGGACTATAAGAAGAGGGAAGAAATAAAGATACAGGAGTTGGAATCAAATTTAGGAGAGGACTTAGGAGTAACAAGAGATGCTGTACATAACTGGCGTTTCGGACAAACGGGTCCATCAGATATTGAGACAATCAATAAGATTTCAGATTATTTTGGCCTTTCAGATTATAAAGTGCTTTTGAAGGAAAGAAAGGAAGATGTAGTAATGCAAATCACAGAAAGACAAAAGGATTCACTGAAGAAAATATATGATGCTATTATTGACTTTTTAATCGAGTTTCAGAAGACGGATGGATTTAATAATTATTGGTATGATTTCGCAAAAGTCTGTAAGTCAGAAGAACATGTAGAGAATAACTTATATTATGTTGCCGAAGAAGCACAGAATAAAGTAATTAACGTATTTCAAAAAGAGTACATTATAATACATAAGTTAGAAATATATCCTCAACTTGAAGAATATGTATATGATGATTTGTGTGACATATATAATGGAAAATTGAGCTATGCCTATCGTTTTGAGGCGGGTGTAGAGAATGTTGATGGAACGAGAGATACGGTAACAACTTCAGAAGACTATACAGCTGCGTTAACTAAGATAAACGATTTATTGGATCCATACATGAGTTAGATTAAACAGGGTGAGAAATTACGCATCTCAGAAATGAGGTGCTTTTTTCATGCTTGAAATAAGGAGGTGTCCTATGGGACTTAAGAGTTTATTTGGTTTTGGCCAGGCAAGGGACAAGCCTACTGACAAATCAGCCGGTAGTGGTTATTCATTTTTGTTTGGTAGATCAACAGCAGGAAAACCTGTTAATGAAAAAACAGCAATGCAGGTTACTGCAGTATATGCATGTGTGAGAATTCTTTCAGAAGCGATCGCATCACTTCCACTTCATGTTTATAAGTATAAAGATGGTGGTGGAAAGGAGCTGGTGCGTGATCACTACTTATATTATTTATTGCACGACGAACCTAATCCTGAGATGACTTCATTTGTGTTCAGAGAAACGCTTATGAGTCATCTTTTAATTTGGGGAAATGCGTATGCACAGATAATACGAGATGGTGCAGGAAGAGTGGTTGCACTATATCCGCTGTTACCAAATAAGATGAGTGTTGAAAGAGATGACAAAGGAAAGCTCTACTATGTTTATTCAAGAACGACTGATGAAAACCCTAACTTCAAAGAATATGGCGAGATTGTACTTAAACCAGAAGAAGTATTGCATATTCCGGGACTCGGGTATGACGGTTTAATAGGTTATAGCCCAATTGCTATGGCTAAGAATGCGATAGGTATTTCACTTGCATGTGAAGAATACGGGGCATCATTCTTTTCGAATGGAGCAAGACCAGGTGGTATTTTAGAGCACCCAGGGGTACTTAAAGATCCAGCAAAAGTAAGAGATTCATGGAATGCAGCATTCGGAGGAGTTGGGAATAGCGGGAAGACAGCAATACTGGAAGAGGGGATGAAGTTTACTCCTATAAGTATTCCCAACAATGAAGCTCAGTATCTCGAAAGCCGTAAGTATGAGACAACGGAAATTGCAAGGCTTTATAGAATTCCTCCACACATGATAGGTGACTTGGAAAAGTCATCATTTAATAACATTGAGCAGATGTCTATGGAATTCGTAAAGTACACGTTGGATCCTTGGGTGATTAGGTGGGAACAGTCCTTGCAAAGAGTTCTGTTATTGCCGAGTGAAAAAGGACACTATTTTATAAAACATAATCTCGACGGATTGCTTAGAGGTGATTATCAGTCTCGTATGAATGGATATTCAATAGGAAGACAGAATGGCTGGCTTTCAGCAAATGACATAAGGGAGATGGAAAACCTGAATCCTATAGCAGCTGAAGAGGGTGGAGATTTGTACCTGATTAATGGAAACATGACGAAACTTGAAGATGCTGGACTATTTGCAGGAGGACAGAATGAACCGGAGGAGGGACCTCCGACAGAAAATATAAGAAAGAGAGGAACCAATTGATGAAGAGAAAGTTCTGGAATTGGGTAAGGAATGAGGGCGACCTGGGTGAAGCTAGGACGCTCTTTTTAAATGGTGAAATCTCTGATGAAACTTGGTATGGAGACGAGGTTACACCACAGCTTTTCAAAGATGAGCTTAATGCAGGAAAGGGGCCTATTACGGTATGGATTAATAGCCCAGGTGGAGACGTATTTGCTGCAGCTCAGATATACAACATGCTGCGTGATTACAAGGGCAAAGTTACTGTGCAGATTGATTCTCTTGCAGCATCAGCAGCATCGGTAATTGCTATGGCTGGGGACGAGGTGTTAATGAGCCCGGTAGCCATGCTTATGATTCATAACCCGGCCATGATTGCTATGGGTGAGAAGAAAGATATGGAACAGGCAATTGCAATGTTATCTGAAGTAAAAGAAAGCATCTTAAATGCTTATGAAGCAAAGACAGGTCTTAGAAGAAACAAACTGTCAGCAATGATGGATGACGAGACTTGGTTCAATGCTAAAAAGGCTCTGGAACTTGGATTCGCAGACAGGATCTTGTTTGAAGATGAAAAGAAACCGGAGGAGGAAGAAGAGAAAAAAGAGCAGGAGGAACAGTCCGAAGAAGAACCGGAAAAGGAACCAGATGAAGATGGTGAAGAAGAGGAAGAAGAAAAGAAAAAGCCACCATTCAAACAGGAAGCAATGATGTTTTCTAAGCGGGCTGTAAATGATTCCTTTATTGCTAAGGTCTCAAATTCAAAACGAAAAGTAACTGTTGATGAATTAAGAACGAGATTAAATCTCATTTCACATTAAGGAGGATTTTATAATGAGTAAGATTTTAGAGTTACGTGAGAAGCGTGCAAGAGCATGGGAGGCAGCAAAGGCCTTTCTGGATTCAAAGGGTAAGGATGGAGTTTTGTCCGGTGAG